AGAGGAGAGCTTGGAAGATAATCTGGGATTGTAATCTCTCCCATCCTAGACATGATATAAAACTGTCTAACTTTCTTAACTGTATAAAGGAAATAAAATGACAGACGAAACTCTTGCACAACCATCCGAAAATCCAGCTCCAGTTGTTAATGATCCAGCTCTTGCAATTCAACCTGCTGGAGAAGAAGTGAAATCTATTCCAACTGAAATTGGTTCAGGTATCTTGGCTCAAGCTGATATGCCAGCCCCAACACAAGAGTAATGATTCAGGTTTCCAAGTTCCTGATAAAAACTTGGATCTCATATCCTAACATTCTAGCTGGTAACTTAACTTCTCCTCCCTGAGTTAAGATCAATGCAGAAATCTAGAGTGTTAGGATATGCGTCAGTATGAACCTGTTTGGATTGAGATAAAAACTAATGGATTTTGTGATATCTCAGCTCACAGGGCTTATCACCGCCGCATAATTAAGGCAGTAACTAAAGAAAAAGATATGGATATAGGTTACAAATTAGAATGCACAGAACGCTTTCCTCCAGTACAAGCAGTGATGCATACAAAGAGAGAAGGATCAATCATTAAATTTCGCATAGCAATCAAACCACTCATAACTTTGGACTCAATATGACAACTCAACACGAAGCAATCTCAATTAAAATTCAGGAACTCTACAATGCAGTTCAATCCACCCTCCCTAATATGCCCACATTGTTACGAGATATCCACTCCAACCTCAAACAAGATCCTGAACTCGTTACCTTACTCACACCAGAACAAGTATCTATCATTGTGTCAGGACTGTCTAAGCAAACTCAAACAACAATCACAACATCAATCCTCTCAGGAAACAAGGGGAAATCCTTGAAGAAAATCAGTGTTGACGATATCTGAATCTCTTGCCATATGTACTTACAAGAATCAACTAACTCCTTCCACCCACAGGATGTTAGCTGATTGGTTAGGATGTTATCGCTACATCTTACCCGCAGATCGAGACTTAAATGAATCTGCACTCATGATCCCACCAAGATCTAAATACGACATACTACACATATATTATTTCATACAAATTCTCGAATGCAATTACACATCAACCGAACAATCTAACATCATCAGAGAAATACTATGTTACCCATCGAAATACAAACTGACCCCAGAATCTTAAACCTATCTTACTCTTCTCTTCTCACTGCACATTCTTGCCCCAGAAAGTTTCAGTTAGATCGTTTGGGATCAATATCAGAAACATCTGAATCACCAGAAGAAACAATTACATTTTCTTATGGACAAATCGTAGGCTTAGGTATCCAGCTTGCTCTCGAACATAAATCTTATGAAGATATCATATGGCAAATGTTTCTTGGTTGGCGCCCTGAGTTGTTTGCAGACAATCCCAAACAAAACAAATCATTTGCAGCAGCAGTATTTGCAATTGATAAATTTCTCAATCTTCTCTCTGAAGGTTATCTCGAAAACTATTCACTGGTAAATTATAATGGAAAACCTGCCTGCGAACTTTCCTTTCTCATCACTCTTCCAAGTGGATTTAAGTATAGAGGTTTTGTTGATGCAGTTCTCCAGCATGACACAACAGGAGAAGTTGTCGTTCTGGAATGCAAAACATCCAGCGCAACAACTCTTAATCCTGCAACATACAAGAACTCTGCTCAAGCAATTGGATACTCAATTGTCCTCGATGCAATCTTCCCTGAACTATCCTCGTACCGAGTCCTCTACCTTGTCTACTCAACAAAACAACTCCAGTATGACCAACTGGAATTTACCAAATCTTACGTCCAACGAGCACGATGGATCAGAGAGCTTGTCTTAGATACAGAAGTCTTATCTTTGTATGAACAAAACGATCTTTATCCTATGCGCGGCGAGTCTTGTTTTACTTTCTTTAGAGAATGCAAGTACATGGGACTATGTCAAATGGATACTGATCGACTTGTCTCTCCTATTACTCCTGAACAAATTTCCCAAATAGAGAAAACAAATTCAGAATATCAAATTCAAATCACACTAGATGATCTGATTCATTCACAAATATCTAAGGTATCTTAATGAAACTCACACAAAAAGCTCTCTCTCCCATACACAGAGTTCTAATCTACGGCCCACCAAAAACAGGTAAGACACAACTCGCAGGTGGCCTAGCAGAATTTAAAAAACTTATTTGGTTTGACTTAGAAAATGGATACTCCACTCTACTCAAGTTTCCAGAAGAATGGAAAGATCGAATTGAAATTATATCCATACCAGACACTCGATCTTTCCCCATTGCAATTGAAACTTGTCTTAAAGTTATTAAAGGAGGACCAGTTGAAATCTGCGAAGAGCATGGAAAAGTTGGATGCCCCTTATGCAAGAAAGATTCTAAACCATTCACAAAGATTGAACTTAATTCGCTCAATGAAGATACTGTCGTTGTTTTTGACTCACTCACACAGCTTACCAATTCTGCGATCTCTCACATAACAAAAGGCCAACCAGATGATTACAAACTTGATTATAATGATTGGGGTAATCTAGGTAAGCTGATGGAAATATTCCTCTCTCATATCCAACAAGCTAATTACAATGTCGTATGTATCTCACATGAAACAGAAGCGGAATTAGAAGATGGTAAAACTAAACTTGTTCCTGTGGCTGGTACTCGTGCTTTCTCCAGAAATACTGCTAAGTATTTTGACCATGTTATATACGCAGAAGTCAAGAACAAACGGCACAATTTTTACTCAAGTACAACTTCCGCTGCTAATCTTAACACTGGGTCACGCACTGGTATTGTTCTTGAGTCTATTTCTGACTCTCCTCTCATAACTATGTTTCGTGATCCACCAGCGCAAGCGCCTACACAGAAACAAGTTGCAACATCATCTCTCACATCATTGTTAGGAAAGAAATGACACACAGACAAATCTTCTCTGATCTAAATAAGCCAGGAGTTAAAGATGACACCGGTAAGAATCGCACTGGTCTTATGGTATCTGGCTTTCATAATGCTATATCTTCTGTATCTGAAGTAACAACATTTGGCGTAAAGAAATACACACCTAATGGTTGGCTCACTGTTCCAGACGGAGAAGCACGCTACAAAGATGCACTGTATCGACATTTGTTAGAATCAGAGAATCACAAAGATGATCCTGAATCTGGTATCCCACACCTAGCTCATGCAGCTTGGAATCTCCTAGCAATTCTCGAACTTCAATTACGAAAGGAACTCTCTAATGAAGTAAGCAATGCCCACAACTAACCTAAAATTCTCCCCTAGTTTTCACACATATTTAGTAAAAGTTTTTAAGAAAGCCTACAAAATGACAAATTCTCTCGATAACATTCTCGACGCAACTCTCGATGATCTGGCAGATATGCCATCTATCTCTTTGTTTCCTAATGGCGCCCACAAGGTTAAATTGGAAAGCAAGATCAACAAAGAAAAAGCATCTGTGCAAATCACAATGCATTATGTTGAACCTCTGGAACTGGCTGACCCAACTTCCTCCACTCCAGCAGCAGGTGATAAGAACTCAGTATTCTTTAATCTAAAAAAGAAAGATGGAACTGCAAACGAATATGCACAAGGCGCACTGAAAGAAATTGTCAAAGTCTTGCAAGGTACATTCGGTGGTGCAACAACCACAGAAGTTTTGGAAAATGCCAAAGATGCAGAAGTTGCAGTAGTCACTAAGATTCGCGTAGGCAAAGGCGAATACGAAGGCCGCGATAACATTGACATTGTTAAAGTTCAAGTAATCTAACCACACAAAAATGCCCTCACACTGCATCAATTCTTGTAAGTTATTGTCTCCCTCTAACTTACTTGGCAGTGTGAGTTTTTACCTCCGCCCCTAAAAAGGCGGGGGGCTTTTTCATTTAAACAAATCAATCATGAAACAACTCAACGCATTTTATTACAAAGACGAACTCTACATTCGATTGGTTCCATCTAAACGACTATTCAATAGCACAACTGTGCATGAAGTTGTTAATCGTGGAGACGTCTTTGCAATGAAAGTATCTAACCAACAGTTCACTGTTGTGCCAGGTAAGGCAAGTGTTACACACACATATATTCCTGTCAGTGTACCATTAACTCTTAATCAATTGGAATTAGATCTGTGAATCATGAACTCCTCCTCTTCCTCGGAACATCAGCAGACAAACCATTCTTACCAACTCTTAAAGGTTGTGTCGGTTCAGCCAAAGTATTCTTATCTACTGAACCCATTCAAACCCTCTATGAGGTGGATTCTTACTGCAAGAAACGTGGGATCACTGGAGTTATCACAACTTCATCCGTGCTACTATCGAAGTTATTGCCTCAATCCACTTCATCCAAAGCTCCATCCATTGACAACTTTGCAGGGTCTGTGTTCACCAAAAATGGAATTGAGTATGTCATTGTTCATCCTCTTGAACACACGATTACAGTACCTTACGGTAAATTTTTACTTAAACGTTACACATCTAAACTTGTTTATAAAGACAGATGGCCAATCGCTCCAGAGTTTAATTGGTGCATCCTCTCACCCTCCAATATAGAACATGAATATAATCTTGCCACATCTTCCTGCCTTATGGCAGTTGACATTGAAACTTATAAAGAAAATCTGGCGATCAGATGTGTGGGATTTACTACTCTTACTATGGTTAACGGTAAGTACGTTTCTCGCTCTACTGTTCTTCCTTTGGATTCTGATTTTGCAGTTGCATGGTGTCAAAAGTTTCTAGATTTGCCAGTACAAAAAATATTACAAAATGGTAAGTACGATATTAATTACCTTATGCGCTACGGTTTAATTCTTAGAAATTATGCTTGGGATACAGCAACCTTAATGCACTCTTGGTATTCAGAACTACCTAAAGACCTTGCCTCCTTAAGTGCATTCTTTGTACGAGAGTCAATGTATTGGAAAGATTTGGCGGAAACAAATGATCTGGAAACATATTATTTATATAATGCTAAAGACACCCACCAAACAGCACTCGTTCTATTGGGCTGGATCAGCGAAGCACCATCGTGGGCTTGTAATAATTATAAGCTTGAGTTTCCTGTGCTTTTCCCCTGTATCCAGTCTGAACTTACAGGTATCAAACGTGACTTACCTAGGTTAATAAAGGCCAACAATGATTTCACACAGAAAGTTGAAGATGCAAACACGCGCTTATCTCTTGAATTGGGAGTGCCATCGTTTAATACAAACAGCCCAGTACAAAAGAAAGCATTACTCAAAATCCTTGGGTGTGGTGACTTGGATGCGACAGATGAAAAGAACCTTGCTAAGGCGCGCTTACGTCATCCTCTTAACGCAAGAATCTTATCTCAAGTATCATCAATACAAAAAGATCGCAAACTCTTATCAACTTACCTTGTGGAAGGAAAAGAATTAAATGAACGCATCCTATATTCACTTAACCCTCACGGAACTGACACAGGGAGATTGGCAAGTAAAGAACACCATTTCTGGTGTGGATTGCAGATTCAGAATATTCCAAGAGGGAAAGACGTCAAAGCTACACTATGTGCCGATGATGGATTCTATCTGGGAGAATCAGATCTTGAGCAAGCTGAATCCAGAGATACAGCGTACATTACTGGCGATCAAAACCTTATCAAGGCAGTCAGTTCCGGTAGGGATTTCCATGCCACCAATGCATCAAGTTTTTTCGGAATACCTTACGAATCAATTTACGATGACAGCACTGGAAAGACTCTCGATAAAAAGTTACGTGATTTGGCAAAACGAGTTAATCACGGAGCTAGTTATAACATGGGATGGTCAGTCCTCATTGACACTATGGGAGAAGATAAAATCCTTGAAGCTCAAAGACTTCTTAAACTTCCTGCTCGCTGGACGCTTCGTGAAGTGGCTGAACATTTGCTTAACGTGTTTACTCTTACTTACCCTGACGTTCGCATTGGGTATCAAGACTGGATCAAACGAACTGTGTCTACAAATTCTAAACTCACAGGTGCAACGGGCTGGACCAGATATTGTTTCTCTGATCCCACGAAAAGTAAGCAAGCTCTGAATGCATATGTTGCGCACAATCCGCAATCTCTTAATGCAATGACTCTCAACAAAGCTTTTATAAAGGTGTTCACAGATGTTGCCTTACCCAACCCGAAAGATTTTAAACTCCTTGCCCAGATCCATGATTCAATTTTCTTTCAATACAGAATCGGCCGTGAGGACTTGGCTTTCAAAGTCAAAGAACTCATGGAGATACCAGTACAAATTAAAGATATCAAAGGAATACAGCGTACATTCACTGTACCTGCGGCACTTAAAATGGGCAAGAAATACTGGAGCGAACTTGAATGACAAACCTTAAAAAAGAAAGGACGGTTAAAGGATATTACATTAACAAAAAGACAGGAAACTTTGTTATAAAACTTATGACAAATGGTAGACTGAAATACATTGGAACTGCATACACTGAAGAGGATGCAAGAAAGATGTATGAAGAAGCAAAGGCTAAGAATCCCAAAGGTAAGATGGGACCTAAGCCAACACTTAAATTCTCTAACACGAAAGATAAAGATTATGATTTCACAGGAACTCCTTGGTACGGTCTATAGTTTTGAATGTCAGTTTGAAGCTCTCCCATCTCTTTGGGTATCTTTAGATGTTACAGTAGAGCAAGCATTGGAAACAATCAAGACAGGTTTGTTGCACAATAAAGTGGTTACTAAGATTAAACTATTTGTAATCAATGTCGAATCAGACAGCATTGGTTTTATTTACGATGTTGTCGCAGCCAAAACAGGAAACAACCCATGGTCGATAACAACATCTTAATAACCATAATCAGAGAGGACTTAGAGGTAGACTCTACTCTATTTTCACTAGCTGATATTAAGATACTGTTCCAACGTGCTCTTAACACTTGGTCAGATATACCACCTGAACTCTTAGAGTTCTCAGACAAATTAGAAAAACTTTAAAATGTCCTCCAGTTTCTTCAATGACTATCTCTCTTACACTTCCGATTCTGAAGTACCAACTTCATTCCATCGGTGGTCTGCCATTGCAGGAATTGGAGCCATTCTCGAACGCAATTTGTTTATACCTCACGGCCACTCAAACATATATCCCAATCCGTATCTAATGTTAATTGGTACAGCAGGGACTAGAAAGAGTACAGCAATTAAACTTATGAAGTCATTGCTGGTAAAAGCTGGGTACACAACAATCAGTGCAGAGAGAACATCAAAGGAGAAATTTCTTTTGGATCTTGCGGGTCACGATGATGACGCCCCAACAGATTCGGATGCTATATTAAATGCTAATCTATTTGGAGATACAAACAATGAATCAACAGTTAGACCAATGTTTATCGGAGCAGATGAAGCAAATGATTTCTTCGGAATTGGAAACCTTGAATTCCTTTCTATCCTCGGTTCCTTATGGGACTGGAATGGACCCGCATATTCTAACCGCATTAAGACAGGTAAATCAGTATCTATTCCTAATCCGACTATTACAATACTCGCAGGAAACACACCAACAGGATTCTCAATTGCCTTCCCTAGCGACATTCTTGGGCAGGGATTTTTCTCCAGACTATTACTTGTCTATGGTGAACCCAACGGGAAAAGAATTCCATTTCCACGAACCCCAGACCCAGCAGAAACAACAGAAATCGTCACAAGATTGCAGAGAACCAAAAGCTACCATTACGGACAACTCACCTACTCAGACACTGCAACCCTTCTACTTGCACACATATACAACACCGCAACACCTATCAGTGATCTTAGATTCGATTCTTATTCTAATCGGAGATTCACCCACTTACTCAAATTATGTATCATTGTTGCAGCAGGAAATTTTAAGAAAGAAATTGACGAGCACACAGTTATCGAGGCTAATACGTATCTCTCCTATATTGAAGGACTCATGCCAAAAGCTCTTGGAGAATTTGGAAAGTCTAGAAATTCAGACGTTACACACAAAATACTCTCCTTCATAGAAGCACATGATGGAGTAATATTAAAAGATCTCATAAAGTTGGTGAGTGCTGACTTAGAGAAACCATCAGACATAGGAGACATTATACGAAAACTATCAATGGCCGACAAGATTCAAAACATCAACGGACTATTCTTACCTATGAGGAAGAAAGGTCTGGAAGATAAAACAGGTATGATTGATCTATCATATCTAACCCCTGAAGAACTCTCAATTAAAGGATAACTAATGTCACGTAAACTTATCAACATCGCTCTCGACTTAGAAACATTATCAACTCAAGAGGATGCAGCAATCATTCAAATAGGTTGTTGCATTCCTCAGTTCGATCATGTATATATTCCAGAAGGTATCTCACATGAATTTGAAACTACAATCAGTTACGATGAAGCTCTCAAATCAGACTTCCACAAATCACACAGCACAATGGACTGGTGGCAAGCTCAACTTACTTCCACAAGAATGCAAGTGTTCTCAGGACAAAACTCTTACACAGAAGCATTTGACCAATTTAAGTTTTGGATTGATTCTCTCAAAACAGACGGTTCCGATGTTGCCATTTGGGGGAATGGATCTGATTTCGATAACAAACTATTAAGTTACTCTCTTGATGCTTTAGGTTATCATAATGTATGGAACTTCAGAAACAATCGAGACCTCAGAACATTAAAAGCATTATTCCCATTATCAATTGAAGAAGATCCAGTTAATGAAATCAAACACACAGCATTAGGAGATGCAAGATATGAAGCAAGACTTTTGGATTGCACTGCACGTTGGTACAATTTGGAGAATCTATAATGGCCTATCATGAAATGTTTCCAGAAGCATTTATACAATTGCAAATTGAAATGAGCCACCATCCTCTCTTGATCCAACGATTGCAGAAACACGCAAATCTAGGAATGGAAGTTATCTTAGCTGAGACTTGTCATTACTGTGGATATGCGATTGATGCAGAGTTAGATGGTGAACAACTCGAAGCTCTCGCAGACACACTCAGGAATAAATTGTTGGAGATGCCAGTAAGAGAAGCCATTAAAAACTTATCAGATGATTGGAGTAAAGAAGCATGGAAATTCGGAACACACTAATTGCTGTCGCAATCCTTCTCTTATCAGGATGTGCATCATACACAACAGATCAATTTAAATCAGACTTAAAAGGATACGTAGATCACACTTTCATACCAATGAAATAGATGACACCCATAAAAAAGCCCCAATTACGGGGCTTTCTTTTTGTCCACATTTTATTGTGCTGATTGCAAATCCTCAACACTTTGACCCATCAATGTTTTCATATGATCTGCATAAGGTCCTTTCAATGCAGCCATAACTTGATTGGCTTTAGGTGTATTAGTCTTAGTAATTGCATTCATAACTTGTTGATTGAAGTTACTTGCCTGACCTCCAGCATGAACATAAGCATCCATATAATTGTGAACAACATCAGGACTTACATCAGGATTAGTTCCAATCACATGAGTCTTAAATGTCTCAGTAGCAGCTTTCATTCTCTGAACATCAGCGGCTTTATAAACCATAGCTCTAGATACCTCATCATTTACAAGAGCTTCATCCAAAGGTTTACCTCCAGCAAGGCGAGACAAAGTTGCCAAACTAAAAAAGTCATTAACAAAACTTATATCACCTTGATTGGTTGTAGAGTAAACCTTACCACCATCAATTGCTTGCATAGTTTGTGCCAAGCCAGCAAGAGGGCGAGACAAAGTATTATGCTCAATGCCTTGCAACACTGATTGCCACACATCTCCACCGCCAGCTATCTTAGATACTGTCTCCTTAATGTTTCCAGCAAATTTAGCAAAAGCAGATACTGCAACAATGTCCTGAGGATTTGTAGGAACCACAGTCAGAGTTCGTGGATTAATATCACCGCGGGTATAGATGTTAGTTTGCAGTAGATTAGATGGTACACCATACATCAACCAATCTCCAGCAGTCTTACCAGCAGCACCATACAGAGTTGAGTAAGCATCAGTATGTTGTGGATTACCAGAAGCAGTACCAATGATATGTTGGTTGATGTATTGGAATCCTGGCAAACCATTCATACCATACATTGTACCTTGCAGACCCATCATCATAGCTGCATCTTTAGCTCCACCCTCGCTAATATTCCTAAACAGTTGTTGCATTGTATTGAATTGGAATGATTGAAACAAACCAATTGCTTGACCAACAGGGCCTTGGAATATTAGTGGGCGTTGAGAAGCCAGAACATTACCTTGGGTACGATTGACAAATGTAGATATGAATGGTGTCATACCTTCTGTATCCATAACTCCAGCAGCAATGCGAGCTTCACCAATTTGCCTTGCAACATCAGCGGCAACATACCTGTTATATTCTTCAGCCAGTTTATTACCAGACCACACCTCACCTTTTTGAGTTAGATCTTTTGCAATACTCATTGCTTGACCCAAACGTGTATTTAACTGTGCAGGATTCTCAGCACCGCTTAAACTCAACTGATCGAGCATAGCTCTGTGTTGATCCATGATTGAACTTGTCCAACCATTCTCTTTATAATATGCTCTATTAGCAACAGCACTTACATCATCACCTTGCAGTGCTTTAAAATAATTAGCATTAGCATTACCAATCAGCTTCGCTGGAGAGAGAACACTGTCAGTAGTCCCAGGAATAGTTACTCCTCCACCATTAACATCTCGTAAGAGAGCTTTAACAGTTGCATTAGTTTCAGAACCTAAGAGAACTTGGGCGCCGATAGCATTGTTAAGAGAATTGAGAGGATCAAGACGTAGAAATGTATTGGAGAGAATTGCATTGGCTCCCCGAATAAATGAGGAGAGATAAGGTTTAGGTGCACTGTGATTAGCAAGCACAATTTCAGCTGCATTCTTATACGCATGATTAATCCCAGCCTCTTCTAGTTGCTGATTAACTTTCTGCAAATCATTCACTGTCTTAGATTCATTCCAGACATTGACAATCTTCTGAATAACTCCATCAACTGCACCTTCCAAATTCCTGTTGAATGCAGACAAAAGAGGATATTCTGACAAGCGAGAAATGTTCAGAGCAGTTTTCCTATAATCATTATATGGATTCTGAACAGTTGCTTCAATTGACTTAGCTGTTGTACCGTAGCGAGAAGATGCAACATTGGTGTATTGTTGTCCCAATGTTTCCAGTTGATCAAACTCATGTCCAAACTTTGCACTCACAGTCTCTCTAGATAAAACATCATCAGCCCTACGTTCCAAGTCCAACCATCCATCAACAATCTTATCTGGGTCAGTCTTAGGAAAGAATTGATTATTAACACCAGCAGACTTCAATCCTGCATCCATGTAATTATCATGCAAGGTGCGATCATATTCATAAGCTTGTTGAGCTTTATAAAAATTCTCAGTATCAGCTTTTGTATACACTGAATAATTGCTTTTCGATCTGGCCATCTTAATCATGTTATCCAGCTCTTCTTGGGAAGCTGCATGAATCATAGATGTGTGGCCCATACCAGCACCAGTTACAGTCTCATCTTTTACGAATGCAAAAAACGGATAGTCTTTTGGTTGCGGTTTGATTGGATAAAATGCATTCTCATTCTTAACATCCTCAAGTCCTTGAGCAGCACGCAAATTCCTAGAGTGCACAACACGTGCACCATTGGTAGATATGCGAGCAGCAATTGCATCACCAACTTCAGGATTCACAAATGGAATAGTATCAGGCGCACCAGCTTGCAATGTTGGAACTTCAACACCTTTCTTACCAGACTTAATTGCATTCTGATAATCCAAAAGTTTTTGTGCAATCAATCCATCACCAGCTTCATTCAACACATACTTTTCTGTGGAAGATGCAACAATGTTATTGATCTTATCAAACTCGATTGCAGCAGCTTGATTTGTCCGCAACTTGAGAGAAGCAGAATCCAAAATATCAGCAGTATTCTTTTGCAATCTTGCTTGAATGCGAGAAGTAACTGCACCAATATTCTCAGCCCAAGAAGCTAAAGTCCCAGGTGCGCCATTAGCAAAAGTAACAAGGCCAGCACCAGCTCCGTAGCGATTACTATTGATAATAGCAGTATCTCCGGGCCGTACCAATTGTTCACCCAGATCGCCCACAATTCCTTGAACCGCTTTATCAATTGCATTTTGAGCAACAATCTGAGTTTGTTTAATATTGGTAACTGCACTCACAGCTGTTGTATTAGCATTGGCCATGCCCTCTGTTTTATATGCAACAGCAGCGTGTTGAGGAATAAATGACAGATCAGATTCACCTTTGGTAATCTTCTTATCCACTCGCATTTTATCATATGCAGCTTGGGCATCTTGTCTTGCAAACATAGATGCACCTTCATCACTCTCCAATCTCTTGGTGGATACATTAACTGCCCGAGCAATCTCATCTGAAGTTATGGTAGAGACATTTTTATCTGGAGCGGCACCAGCATTCATTCCCCAACCAGCGCGCTTAGATTTTTGTAGCTCAGATGCCAATGCTAATTTAGATTGAGCAACTTCATTTGCCAAATCAGCACCGCCTACAACATAATCATGTACTCCATCAGTAATTTTAACTTCAGATAAATTGTTTCTCAATGCACCTTCTAATAGAGGAATGTCATCTGTGTGAATTGTCATACCATCAGTATACTTGGCAAGTTTCTCAGCCCAAATATACCTAGCTTCCACTTCATTCATAGAAGTAGCAGTTTTAGGAGACCACAAATTTCCCTTAGCTTTCCATCCAGCAGCATAAGATTTAACTGTATTAAGAATTGATTCTCGACCTCCGGGAACTGTATCTGCAAGAGTTAGTTGTGCTGGTTTCAGTGGATCGAACGAAGCTGAGCCTGCACCCTCACCATGCAATTTAACATAGCCAACAGTGTAACCTTCATTAGCTTCACCCATTTGTGCAGGACGAGATATCTTAGCAGCACCTTGGAATGCCTTGGCAATAGTATCTCCATCAGCACCTTGGAATGTATCAGCAATTACATTACCCAAATCGGCATCTTTACCGCCAACCAATGCGTGAATATTAGATCTGATTTCCTGAAATATATCAGAGATTCTCCGACTCCTCAATGTCTCCTCTCCAGCATTGACAGCTTCAGGAGTTACAGCTAAATCATGTGCAGCAACAACAATGCGATCACCAGCTTCAGGTAATGCAAATTGTGAATTCCGCAATGTCCATTTCTTTTGCTCCAGATCAGCAGCACTAATAACTTTCTTGATTGTGCCGTAAGTTCCAGCAGCATTGATTGCTCCGCCAATTGCACCACCCAAAAGCGCACCAGTTAGAATGTTAGAGCCAACATCTTTAATATCTTGCGTATCCAACACTGGTGAACGAAACATGGTTGCTTGAACCATTGCTTCAAATGCAGCAGATTCCAATGTTGCTTGCAAAGCTCCAGAACCAATTGCTTTAAGCACTCCAGCATCCATTAATTTAAATGTCTGTTGCCCTTGAGCCAATGCTTCACCAGCCACTTGTGCCAAAGTCTTACCTTCAGCAGTTAGTGTTTGTACAAGCCCAGTACCTTTTGCAAATGTAGATGCAACACTTCCAGTTTCTAAAACTCCAGACAATACTTTCTGTCCAGTTTGAAACAATTTAATACCAGCAGTTCCAGGAAGAAATGATGTGCCAACAAAACCAGCTAGATCAACTGCTTGCTTATGTGCACCATAATAATTAGACAAGTCTGCATCATAACTTCCCAGAGTCTGTTGCAGATCATTCTCTTTGGCATCAGTGATACCGAAGAAATTACCAGCAACAACACCAGAATTGTAAATAGAATTGATTCCAGATGCAACTGATGTGATTGCAAAATCTGGAATCTTAGATACAAAGTCTGCTGTCTCACTCAGTGGATCATCAAAAAATGATGTATTACCTGCACCCAAATTATGCAAGTCAGCAGCTTTAAGATAATCAGGAGCAGTTGTATAATCCATTGCAGCCATTATGGTTGTCCTAACATTGTTGCAAAAGCTGGGCTTTCACCAATTGCTTGTCGAGTTGTTGCCATAATCAATGCACGACGAACAGCAATAGGATCATTGAGATTCAAAATAGCGCCATTGATATTGGCATTGTAAGAAGTCTGAGGAGGCAAACTCTTTTCCCTATATTGATTCAATGCATTATTCTGTGCAACAGCAGTGTTATAATATTTAACCAAATCATCAGCAGCTGTATTGATACCACCACGACCATTAGATGCTGCGAATTGAACAGCCTTAGTAAAAATAACATCATCAGGTAATTTAGTCTCCGGACCTTTGACAAGAGGACGAATCTCAGAATCAATGAATGGTCCAGAAGTTGCTTTAACTGCGCCAAGAACAACTGAAGGTGCAGGAGCAGCATAGATATTATCCATACCTGATCTGATTTCTCGCAGAGATGCAGTTGCTCCATTCACTGCACGATCTTTAACAGCAGCAGCAAGAGCTTCTCTATCTTTAGGTGCATTAGGCATTGACTTAACTGCATCCAAATTCTGAACTAAGAATGATGCAGCAGGATCACCTTTAAGTCCTGAAGTAGAACCAGATGCATAAGTTAGAGCTGCATGACCAGCATCCATTGCAACTGGAATTCCATCAGTGTTTCCACCATTGATAAGAATGTCTTGACCTTGACCCCAAATATTCTGAAAGTCAGGATTTTTATTGTTAGCAGAAAAGTAACGAGTGAATGCAGTAATATCTTGAAACACTGGTTTGTTCATTCGACGGGCGCCAGCATTATATTCTTCCATCGTGGCACTCATATTTGCCTTACCTTCTGATTTGAGGTCCAATGCATCTTGCCGCAACTTCATCATATCAGCATGATTCTGAGCTTGCATTGCAAGAGACTTATCAGAATTTTGTGCTGCATGAATTTGCAAGAGGAATGACATTTGCTTATCATCCAAATTATTCAATTCAACAATACCACGAATTTTATTTCCAGCATTATCAGCTTGCAACTTAGCAACAGCAGCAGCGGCTTTTTGAGTTGCCAAAGTTGCCTCAGCTTCAGCAGTTGCATTAGATGTTGTGGCTTGTGCACGTCGAGCAGCAATCACTGCATTGTCAGAATATGAATTGATTTCATTCAATTGTTCTTCAGCAGTTTGACGTTGTTGGTTGTAATAATTGTGAGTCTCGATATCAGCAGGCAAAGTAAACTGTGCCATGATGAAACCCAGTGGGTCATTTAAGAGAGTTGCTGATTGTTTTTTCTGAATAACATCCAAAGATTGGTATTGTTTTTCAGCAGCATCATTCATCCGTTGCAACCAAACAGATGATAGAGTTCCATTCAGTGTTGGATCAGCTCCAGTAGTTGCACGAATATCAGCAACCTTAGCATCAGTGGCAGCAGCACGAGCATTGGCTTCATTAGAGATTACAGCATTAGCCCCGCCCATTGCAGTTTGTGCAACTTGTTCAGCAGAATTAGCAGATTCTTGTGCATCTAATTGTTTATTCAATGCCAATGCAGTGCTGGTTGTAGCAGCTTCATGCTGTCCCATCAATGCAGCATAGTCAATAGCAGGATCTTGTCCAGGTTTCATTTCAGCCATACATCACCTCCAGGCAATCCAGACAACTGTGCCATTGGATCGAGTTTATTTTCTCCGCCAACCTTATCTTCTCCCATCATGAGTTCATGAAGGATATCAATTAATTTAGCAGCAGTTTCTTTTTTAGATTCACCACCCAAAGGTGATGAGTTTTCTAACATTGTGGAAATGTTAAGAGGATTCATGTCTAACCTCCAGAGTCCTTAATTGCCTGATCCATCCTAGCTTTTCTATTGTCTCCACCTATAATAGATGTTTTGCGGAGAGTTTTAATAGTATCAGTAACAGGATCGTCAGAACTACTTCCACCATGCATAACACTGTGAAGAATATCCACAATCTTTTCTCCCACAGTTTTATCCTTTGGGACTTCCTGATTTGCTTTGTCATCTTCTTTGCTTGGATTGTTTGCATTTTGATCAGCCACGAGCGTATCCTTTCAATTTTTGAACAGCAGCAGGAGTATGATATTTCTCTTGCAGTGCATCTAATTTAGCAACACCAATTGCTTTGACAGTATCAGCGGAAAGAACATACTCACCATCGGAAAGCATTGTGTGAATCTTATCTCCAATAGGACCACCTTGACCACTAATTTCTCCGCCATCAGCATCTCCAGGACCGCCACTGGAACCTGGACTACTGCCGCCTGGATCACCTCCAGTATTACCTATTGCACCACGAGCACCATTAGTACTATTTGCACCCATGCCATTATTATTGCCGTTAGGTCCCATTCCATTATTACCATTACCGCCAACACCACTGCCAGCAGAAGTAGAAGGTGCAGAAGCTGGAGCACTAGGTGCAGGGCCGGGATCATTAGATGCAGCAGGTGCATCAGTTGTAGATGCTGGGGCAGTACCAAATGCATTAGTTGCACCCATCAATGCACCCATTGGATCACTAGATTGATTAGCCAATCCTGCAAGAGAAGTAGATACTGGATTATCAGAAGCCATTTGTGCAGATGCTTGTTGATCTGGAGTCATTGCTTGATTAGGCGAAACCATGTTTGCAATGTTACTTGCAATCTCACCAATCGTAGGTAATCCAACAACATTGGCAATTGAGTTAACAGCAGCAGCAGTTGGATTAGCGAGAGCCATTGCCAAATCAGTTACATTTTGAACATTAGGATTTACTGCAACTGATGCAATGCTTGCAATCTTACCAATGTTAGGATTAACCAATCCAGCAACACCCAATGCAGCTTGTCCAGGAGTATCAGCAGAAGCGATTCCAGCAATCTTACCAGCAATACCCAAGTCTCTATTGTTAGTTAATGCACCAAATGCACCAGCTAATTTACCGGCATCTCCTATTGTTCCATTAACTCCACTATTTTGGGAACCTTGTCCAGATGCAGATGATGTATTACCTCCACCACCATTTACACCTCTACCAGATACTGAATCTCCAGTTACCGGATCAACAGCTGGAGTAGGTACATTAGCTAAGATTGGATTACCATTTGCAACACCATTACCTTGTGCAACATCTTCCTGATTTACCCCAGTACCTTCGCCAATCAATCCTGTCTTAGGATCAATTACTTTAGCGAACTGATTTGTACTGAGGTTTGAAAGCTTTTTTGTTACTTGTCCTCCATCAGCCAGTTTCAAAATAGGATTCATTGCCCTACCTTGGCTAACCCAAGGCTTACCATTTCCAGTAACATAACCACCATCAGCAAATTCTTGTACATCAGAATCGTAAGATGTATCAGGAGATGCAGGCGCAGGAGTCTCAACAACTGGAGCCTGAACTTCCACAGGTGCAGGAGCAGGTGCAGGAGTTGATACAATATTACTTGTATCCACACCAGCAATTGGGGCATCCACAGTTATTTGATTTGGTGCTGTTTCAGTTGTCGGTTGAGATGCTTGTTGAGATGCTTGATAATCAGCAACAGATGAAGGTAAAGAATTAATATTACCAGCAGCAGGAGCAATAGGATTTACATCAGAATTGGAAGTTGGAGAGTCAGTTCCAAATCCCAAAGCACTCATAAAACTACTAGAGGCTTTCTTAAATATGTTATTTGATCCAATCGAAGATGCACTGTTAAGGCCAGAAGATAGAGCTTGCAAAGCCGCCAATGATCCTGCAACATTACCGACACCAGCAATAGTTGCGCCGCCAACAGTGCTTTGAGTTGGACCAGTTGCAACAGTTTTCGGAGCATTAGATACAGTAACCGGGCCAGATACAGATGTGACGGTCTTAGATTGATTTTGCTGTGCAACTTGTGATGCAGACCTTGTCAGCAAATCATTAACTAACATCTGATTAGTTGTGGAAGAGTATCCACCAGCACTGCGTTGACCTCCAGCTACGCTGGCTAATCCATTTGTTCCAGACAAAATTTGCTGGAGCATCGCATTCATAGAATCTTGTGAGATTCCCTGATCTGTTTTAACAACAGAAGTATTACCAGATGTTGTTTGATCGCCACCAGAAGTAGTTACATTTCCACCAGAAGTAGAAGTTGTTTTACCGTTGATAAGATCGTACAAATCTTGTACTGATTTTAATCCACCATTTGCTGGTGCAGCAATGTCACCATTTCCCATTATGAGGCTCCTTTAACTTTTTCTACAGTTCTATTAACTGCATAACCTACATAACCAACACCAAACAGTTGGTACAAAGAATCTGGAATTGCAGTAAGCCATGCTTTAAATCCAGCTGCAATTGCCAATGCTACTTGTGGATTCCAAGCGGATACTAAACCCATTGGAATTCCTGCAAGTAACATGATATAAATAACATACATAAATGATGGGCGCGCACGAGAAGTCCACGGATCAGTGGAATTAGCTTCAGCAATAATAGCAGACAATTGAGTCTGCATTTCTTTAATTGCTTGGTCACCTTGTAATTCCAATAAGGCAGCAGCAGCTTGATCCCGTTGTGCAGCTTGTGCAACTTTATCAGGAAATAGACGATCAATTAATTTTGATCCAACTCCATTGACAACATCTACAACTGCGCCAAGTGGATTCATATCTAAGATAGAGGCCATTACTTTGTTCCATTCTTAAAAGCCCACCATGCACCATATAATGTGGCAATGAAGGTGAGAGGTTTTGCTAACTTACCAATTGCATTTAACACAGTCCACGCACCTTTTAATGCATTAAATGTTTCGAGAAGCTCAGTCGTATCGGCTTTAATTGAATTGGTTTGCTCAAGATGACTTCCATGAGCAGTTTCCAAAGCCTCAATACGATTTGTGAGTGCAACTAATTGTTCTTGCATAATCAAAACTTATAGGTGAATTGTATTGTAAACATCATATCCCAGCACCCATCATAGTTCTTTGGGGGATAGTAACATTGCCACCAGATGGAATAAATTGCATTCCACCTGTACCGCCAAGGCTTACTGCACCACTTACAGTTTCAACTCTTGTTCTAACTAATTGCCATGATCCACCAAATGTATATCCACCAATTGGATTTATAGCATGAGTATGGGTATATGGTGCAGTTCCAGAAAATGTATAACCTCCGGAAGATATTAAAATCTTAGTGCGTAAATATGTTCCAACACCTGAGAATGCAAATCCACCAGAAACTGTAAGAGTATAAGATGCACCTGAAGATGGAATAAATGTTATTGGATTTGCACCAGTAATAGATATTCCACCTGATACCACTAACTGATCGGTTCTCCAATAAGGCGCACTTCCACCAAGAGTATATCCTCCAGAAACTCCTAATGCATGAACATGACCAAAACTCGCAGAGCCAATAAAAGAAAATCCACCAGTAAGATTCGCAACTCTCGTATGTATTTGAGTAGTTGTTCCCGAAAGGGAGAATCCTCCTGATGGAGTTAATGTATATGTATTGGCCCCAGAAGAATATAAACTTCGTAGAGCTAATAACATATATTAATAAGAGATTGGAACTTCTTCCCAGGCAATAGAACCTAAACCTGTAACTGCGGTTAGAGCACCAACAGCAATAAATCCACCTGGAAGAATCTGAAATATACCTTCCAAATCGACGGGTCCAATATCAGCTGGAAATGCTGCAGCTGCTGCACCATCACGCAAACCCATAATCCAAGTTGGAGTAACAATGGTTGCAGCAGATAGTGCAATTCCTTTGCCTGTTGATGCATTACCAATTTGAGAAGATTGATTAACCAGTTTGGTTGTTTGTGCAGTAACTCCACCAGTTGCAGCAAATCCAGCAATTAGGCCAATGGTTGCAATGGCAACTGGAGCAACTGAAAGAGGGTATGCAATCTTAGTTGGAACCAACATAACACCAGAACCAATAGGATTATATAAAAGTAATCCAGTATATGTGGTTGCTAAAGCTACGGAAATTGCTTGTGCTGCCTGATTAGCCGCCGTATATGTATTACCATATCGACCTTGTTCAAAATACCGTGGATGCAATTCGGAAACTGCCATATCACCTTGAGGCAATTGACGTAATCCTTGTAATGGAACTGCTCCGTTGGCATTTAACTGTTGACCTACTTGACCTTGTGCTGCTGGCATAATATATCCTATTGAGAAGTTTGAAGTGGATAAGATGAAATCTCAGCTCTAAGAGCCTCAATATCATCACGAGAACCTAGCGTTGTTGATAAGATATGATTGGTAATTCTCATTTCCACCAACATCTGAGTTATTAAATCTTCCAGGGTAAAAGATTTTACAAGTGCATCACCTTCTGATCCTACCTCTTGAGTATTGGATGCAAAATTATCATCACCCAAAGTTATTGTTTGACGGTAATTAGGAGTTGTTGCCCCAGCTGGAATTACAGTAATTGCATCAATCTGTTTACCAGTACCATCTGGTGCAAGTTGTACAAATGATTCTGTTGACATAAAATTATGCTGTTATTGTTGGAGTTACTTTAACAGCATCTCCAGCTACACGAAGCGCAAATGGTGCAGATGGATCTCGTTCAGCCCAATACAATGTACCTGAAGATGCACCAACAAGATAATAACCATATACGTTATCAGTTGCAACACCTGTGCAAGTCCAAGTTTGTTGTGCATATGCAATTGATCTAGAAGCTGCCGAACCCCAACTTGCTCCAGTTAGCGTAATTGCTGTATAACCTGGAAATGTTGCCTCAGTATATGTAGCAGCAGTATCCGTGTTGGATGGAGTTGTGTTAGATATAAACAGTTTGAGAATTAAATTCTCTGGTG